CAACGGTAATAGTTCCCATTAAATCCTTAAAAAATGCTTTATTAGTTAAAGCTGATAGAGATAATCTTAAAAAAGAATTAGTAATTTCTCGTGACTCTATCTCTACTATGAGTACAATTATCCTTATACAAGATAGTGCCTTATTTATTTGTGATACTACAAGAATAGTTTTAGAAGGTAAAATAGAAGATCAAAAGGGCATTATTAAAGCTAAAGACGGACAGATTGAAGAAAGAAATAAAAAGATAACTGACCTTGAATCTAAATTTAGAGGTATTGTAGGTGCTTTCTTTATAACAACAATTGGTTTTCTAGTAGCTCTTTTATGAGTCAGGATTTAAGACAAATAATCAGAGAAGAATACTTAAAGTGTGCCCAAGATCCAGCCCACTTTATGAAAAAATATTGTAATATCCAGCACCCACAAAGAGGTCGAGTGATATTCAATTTGTATCCTTTCCAAGATAAGGTATTACACTTATGGAGAGATAATCCATATTCAATTGTACTTAAGTCTCGTCAGTTAGGTATATCAACTTTAGCTGCTGGTTATTCTTTATGGTTAATGTTATTCCATAAAGATAAAAACGTGTTGTGTATTGCAACTAAGCAAGAAACAGCTAAAAACATGGTAACCAAGGTTAAGTTTATGTTTGATAACTTACCTTCATGGTTAAAAATTGAAGCTGAAGAAAATAACAAACTAACATTACGATTAAGTAATGGATCTCAAATTAAAGCCACTTCAGCAAGTAGTGATGCTGGTCGATCAGAAGCAGTATCTTTGCTAATTGTCGATGAGGCAGCGTTTATTGAACAAATCGGTGAGATTTGGGCTTCTGCTCAACAAACGTTAGCAACTGGTGGTGGTGCTATTGTGTTGTCTACTCCTTATGGTACTGGAAACTGGTTTCATAAAACATGGGTATCAGCTGAAAATGCTGAAAATGACTTCTTGCCAATTAAATTACCTTGGTATGTCCACCCAGAACGAAATGAGGATTGGAGAAAAAGACAAGATGAATTACTAGGTGATCCTAGATTAGCCGCCCAAGAATGTGACTGTGATTTTAGTACATCAGGTGATGTGGTATTTTATCCTGAATGGGTAGAATTTTTAAAAGAAACAACAGTTAAAGACCCTGTAGAGCGAAGAGGTGCTGACCAAAATTTATGGATATGGGAACCTGCAGACTATACACGTGAGTATATAGTAGTAGCAGACGTAGCTAGAGGTGATGGTAAAGACTCTTCCGCTTGTCATGTAATTGATATTGCAACTAATACACAAGTTGCTGAGTATCGAGGACAGCTTCCACCTAAAGAATATGGTTATTTTTTAGTTGGTTTAGCTTCTGAATATAATAATGCGATGTTAGTAGTAGAAAATGCCTCAATTGGTTGGGCAACATTAGACGCTATCATTGAAAGAGGTTATCGTAATCTTTATCATTCTCCCAAATCAGACCAATTAACCGCTGATTCATACTTACGAGTATTTGAAGGCAGCTCAGATATGACACCTGGATTTACCATGTCATTAAGAACTAGACCTTTAGTTGTAAATAAATTTAGAGAGTATGTTGGTGATCGTTCTGTTAATATTCGTTCAAAACGATTATTAGAGGAAATGAAAGTATTTGTATGGAAAAACGGTAGACCAGAAGCACAATCAGGTTATAATGATGATTTGGTGATGGCTTTTGGTATAGCTATGTTTTTAAGAGATACTTCTTTAAAATTTCAACAAATGTCTCATGACATGACTCGTGCTACACTTGGCAGTATGAGTAAGACTAATTATATTGGTGGATATAATAGTAATCAAGTCCAAAATCCATATTCTATTCAAACAGATCACGGACAAGAGGACATTAAATGGTTATTGTAATATTTATAAGATATAATAAAATATAAAAATGGCAGATAAAAGTTTATTCACCCGACTCCAACGACTGTTTTCAACAGATGTTATTATAAGAAATACGGGTGGCAACACATTAAAAGTAATGGATGTTGATTCCATTCAACAATCCGGAGATATAGCTACTAATTCATTAATAGATAGATATAATCGTTTATACTCTCCATCATCAACATCACTTTTAGGATCACAGATTAATATTAACTGGCAATACCTTAGAACCATGGTCTACTCTGACTATGATAATATGGATTATGATGCCATTGTTGCTTCTGCCTTAGATATTATTTCAGATGAAAGTACTTTAAAAAATGATATGGGAGAAGTGCTTCATATTAAATCAAGTGATGATGATATTCAGCAAATTCTTTATAACTTGTTTTATGATGTATTGAATATTGAATTTAACTTATGGAGTTGGATTCGTCAAATGTGTAAGTATGGTGACTTTTTCTTAAAGTTAGAAATTGCTGAAAAATATGGTGTGTATAATGTTATTCCTTATACTGCTTACCATATTGAACGTCAAGAAAATTATGACAAAGATCACCCAAATGCTGTAAGATTTAAATACTCACCTGAAGGTATTTTCGCTGGTGGTTCTGGTTATTACGGTACACCCAATCTAGGAACGTTTGATAACCAACCAGGTATCCATTTTGATAATTATGAAATGGCTCACTTTAGGTTGTTAACAGACGTTAACTATTTGCTTTATGGTCGTTCATATTTGGAACCAGCTCGTCGTATTTTTAAACAATATGTGTTGATGGAAGATGCTATGTTGATTCATAGAATCTCACGTAGTCCAGATCGTCGTATATTTTATATTAATGTTGGTTCTATTCCTCCAAATGAAGTAGAAAACTTTATGCAGAAAACTATTTCTACTATGAAGCGTACTCCATTAATGGATAATCAAACAGGTGAATATAACTTAAAATACAACCAGCAAAACTTATTGGAAGATTTTTATATTCCAATTCGTGGAAATGATACAACAACTAAGATTGAAACTACACCTGGTTTACAATATGATGGTATTCAAGATGTTACTTACTTAAGAGATAAATTGTTTGCTGCCCTTAAAGTGCCTAAAGCATTTATGGGTTATGAAAAAGATTTAACAGGTAAAGCAACATTAGCAGCAGAAGATATTCGTTTCGCTCGTACTATTAATCGTATTCAACGTATTGCATTATCTGAATTATATAAGATTGCTTTAGTACACTTATATTCTCAAGGTTATACAGGTGAACAATTAACTAACTTTGAGTTAGATTTAACTACACCTTCTATTATCTATGATCAAGAAAAGATTGCCTTGTTAACTCAAAAGGTAGACTTAGCTCAAAAGATTATGGATCTTAAAATATTACCTTCTGATTGGATCTATGATAACATTTTCCACTTTAGCGAAGACCAATATGATGAGTATAGAGATTTGATTGTTGAAGACCAAAAACGTTCATTCAGACAAAAACAAATCTCAGAAGAAGGAAATGATCCTAAAGTATCAGGCAAATCATATGGTACACCACATGACTTAGCTTCATTATATGGTAAAGGAAGAATGTATTCTAATCCTGAAAATGTACCTGTAGGATATGGTGATGATGTTAAATTAGGTCGTCCTGAAGAAAATCCAACAAACAGAAACACACAAGACAGTCCTTTTGGTAAAGACAGATTAGGTGCTGCTGGTATGAAGGATCCAGACAATGAAAATGAATCTGGAGGTATTAGAGCTAATTATAAAGGTGGTTCACCTTTAGCTTTAGAAGCTAAACAAGTATATTTAAAAAACAAATCTTTAATTGAGAATTTATTTAAAAATAAATCTGTTGTTGAAGAATCACTACTTGATGAATCTAAATTAAAGAAATAAAAATCCTTATATATTTATAACAAAATCTCAAGAATGAACATTAAACATTCTAAGTATAAGAATACGGGCCTTTTGTTTGAACTTTTAGTTAGACAAATAACGGCGGATACCTTATCTGGAAAAAACTCTAAAGCTATAGGTATACTTAATAAATATTTTGTAAAGACTGAATTGGGTAGAGAATACAAATTGTATGAAACTCTTTCAAAATACAAAAGTACAACTGAAGCTAAAGCTGAAACTATTGTTAATACTTTAATTGAATCATCTAAAGATTTAAACAGAGGAGCGTTAAAAAGACAAAAATATAATCTAATTAATGAAGTTCAAAAGCATTATAACTTAGAGGAATTTTTTAAAACTAAATTGCCTAATTATAAAGCATTCGCGTCATTATATACGTTAATAGAGATATATAATAGCGAGAATTTGTCTAACCCTGACCAAATCATTTCAAATAAATTAACATTATTAGAACATTTATCTTCATCATCTGTTACTAAACAGAAAGTAGAAGATAATTTACTTGAGGAATTTAAATCGTATGATAAAGACTTACGTATTTTAACTTACCGAGTAATGTTAGAAAAATTTAATGGCAAGTATGCTAATTTAAATGATAACCAAAAAACAGTATTAAAAGAATTCATTAATTCAGTTGATTCAGCTCCAAAATTAAAAGAATTTTACAACACTAAAGTTGGAGAAATTAAAGAAGAATTAAAGAGTGTTTCTAAAAAAGTTACAGATAAAGCAATTCAAATTAAATTAAATGAAGTAACTAATATGTTGTCTCCACTAAGTAAAAATGCTGGTGTGGGTAATGATGACTTAGTTAATTTATTACAATACTATGAACTTTTAGATGAACTTGTAACTGCTAATGGCTAACTTTAAATACAAAATAAAAGAAGATTCAACAATAGCCTCTGATTCAGGTTTCACTTCATTCGGCGAGGGTGAAAACCATACTGGTCCTTCACCTCGTAAGTCTACTTACGGTGCCTATACACAAGCAGGATTTAAAAAAGTGAATGAAGGTCCTGGAGCTACTTTAGGACCTGGTCCTAAGGCAGGTCCAACTGGTGTTAAGGATAATATGTATGTTACTAAGTTTAAATACAAATTAGTAAAAACACCAATCAAAGAAGCTGAAGATGTT